GCATTTAGGTAGCTGGAATAGTCGGTGACCATGTCTTCCCTTGCTTGTCCTGCGGTGTAACCCTTTCCTACCGCCAAAGAAACGGAGGTCTTCTTCCCTGTGAAGACTTCCTTGAGTGCCTGTAATATGCCAGCCATTATGCTATTAGGATTGGTTTGTTTTTGTAAGTCATTTCCCATGCCAAGCTTACCGCATCCACTTGGTCGTCATGTCTACCATCGGGGAAGAGGGACAATTCGTCAATGAAATCCGCATTCCATGTTCCCTTTGCGAGGAAGACTTTGCCAGCATCTATTCGTGCTATCCACGGGTTGGCTCGTATCATTTTATTTTCTCTCGGCACATGGTAAGAAACTTGAGTTATGCCCATAAGGGATGCTCTTATTTCTTCATACGCCGTCTTGAATCCGCTTACCGCTTCTACGCCTATTCTGTTTTCCTCGGTTGTGGCAAGGTCTACGATAAGGTTTTTTATAGCAAACCAGTTGCCCTTCTTTTTCGAGATATGGGCGATATAAAAATTGCCTGTTAATTTGTCGTACCCCGCCAAACATCCTGCGGTGAAATCGGCTTTCTCTTTATCCGTTATAGCCAAGTCCCAAGCTCGCATAAGTTCGATCTTCGGCGGGATGTCTTCGATGTCTATAAATTTTAACCCTTCCGTGTTTGCGACATTGCCTCCTCTGATGCGTGGTGTGCATCTATATAAAGAAGTATAGTCATACGCTCCAATATTCGCTTCGATAGCCTTGAGCGAATCAACATCCCACCGCTCCTGCCAGAGGGCTTCTCCGAGTTGCCTTCCGCATAGGTCGTTTTTCTCTTCAGCAATAGCTGGAAGCTCTATAACTTCCCACGCTTGCTCTTGCCCAACCTCCTTGAGCTTTTCGGTGTAGTCGTCAGATAAAAGTCTGCCTACCAAATCGTCCACATGCCATCTTGTCATTACGATTACCACAGCCCCAGTTCTTGACAGTCTTGTGAACGCCGTGGAAGTGAACCAATCCCATATCCTGTCACGCACAAGTTTGCTCTCTGCTTCCTGTCTGTTTTTGTGCGGGTCATCAATGAGTAAAAGGTCTGCACCCAAACCCGTCATGCCTCCCCCGACAGTCGTTGCGGAATATGTTCCTCCGCTCATAAACCCCCAAGTGTTTTTGCTTTGGTGTTTATTGTTTGCCTTGGAGGTTGGAAATGTCTTTTGGAACGCCACGCTTCTACACCTGTCTCGTGCCTCTCTGCTGTGCTTTAGTGACAGGCTGTCACCATACGATGACATTATCACAGTCCTTGATGGGTCTCGCCCTAAATACCATGCGGGAAATTCTATTGAGCAAAGTCGGCTTTTCCCGTGCCGAGGTGGCATGGTTATAATCAGACGCCTTATCTCTCCACGCTCTACGGCTTCTAGTTTCTCTGCGAGCTTCCTGTGGACTACCGATGGTTCGTAATTGGCATCTGTGTAGCAAATGAAAGCAAGGAAATTCTCAGCCGCTAATCGCGTTAGGGCTTGCCGTTTTATTTTTGTTTCCACTTCCATTTGATCCTTGAATTTTTTTGAGTAAATCATCGACTGCTTCATCGTCCAATCGTTTTTCTTCTTCGTCTACTGCGATCACCTCGTGTTGGTCTTTTTGACCAAGCATTTGTTTGCCTAGCCAAATTAACATGGAAGCAGAGCCGTTGGAGGCTGACTTGAATTGCATGGTTCTCAGCCTCATCTTACCTTCTGCTCTTCCCTTCTCCAACTCCTCCTTGTGATGCCTGTAAAGGGTATCTCTGGAACACTCAAGGATGTCGGCTATTTCGTCTACAGTACAATGTAGGGCGGCTAGCTTCCGCACTTGCTCTCCATCAATTTGTTTCCGAGGTCTACTCATTTGTGATAAGACATTATACCCCATCGTCCAGTCCTGCAAGCTTATCTAGTAAATCGCGAACCATTGAGCCTTGTTCGACTTCCATTCCATCGGATGCCGCAGACACTACCTTTCTTTTCGTTTCCAGTAAATTATATATGTCCTTATCTATGGTGTCCGTTCCTATTAAATAATATGCCGTGACTGCGTTCTCCTGTCCGATTCGGTGTGTCCTGTCTTCTGCTTGATCGTGCATCGCAGGTGTCCATCCCATCTCTACGAAAAGGACATTGCTCGCAGCGGTCATTGTGAAACCAACCCCTCCCGCTCCAAGTGAGCAAATTATTACACGGCACTTGTCGTCCGTTTGGAATCTATCCACAGAGGCTTGGCGGTCTGCTGTGTCCATAGATGACAGGATCGCACACCCCTTCTTCTTGAATTTATCAAAGAGCTTGTGCTGTGCTTCTATATGCTCGCAGAACACTACTAGCTTTTCGCCCGATTCTAGGAAGTCTTCTATCCACTCTTCCGCTGATTCAAGTTTGCCTTGCATGGCTAGAATCTTTAATCGGTTTACGAGTAGCACACCTTCGGAATTTTCTACCATTGTTTCTCTGCGTTGCATTCGGGCTTCTATCCCACGCTTCAGTTTCCTCTTGTCGTTGTACTTTGGTATTTTGTCATTCGGAAATAAATCACCCCAGCGTTCTTTAATTTTCTTTGCGGTGAGCTCTTCCATTTCTGACATTACTTCCTGCGTTCGCTCACGGCTTTTCTTTTTCAGTAATACCAACTCTTGACGCACACCCTTTCGGGCGGTCTCGTATTCCCTTCGATTGGTTATCTTAACTTCGATTAGTGTCCTTTGCTTGTCGGGCAACTCCTTCAGCACATCCGTTTTAAACCTGCGGATGTAGCATGTATTTCTCAGCTTCTTGTTTAGCTCTTCAAGGTTGGTTGCCCCATTGATATTCAATCCGAAACGCTCCTGCTTTGCGTCACAGTATCTTTCGGTGAAATGCTTCCACCCGCCCAACTCGTTTAGCCTCTCCAATATTTGTAGTTGTGTGATAAATTCTGATGGTCGATTTAAGATCGGCGTTCCCGTCAAAAGGTAAATGCTTGGGATGCCCTTGGAGATACTCCGTACCGCCTTCGTTCTTTGTGCTTTTCTGTTTTTCAAGTAGTGGCTTTCATCGCATATTAACGATGCCCACTTCGTACCTTTTTTTAGTAACTGCTCGTGCTTCGGAAGCTGGGAGTATGGGATTACAAGAAAGTCTGCATCCTTCTCCGCTTCTCCGCTAACCCGTTTCCCTACCGCCCACTTTTCTATTTCCCTAATCCAGTTAAGCTGTAAGGAAACTGGGCATAGGATTAAAGACGGGTACGCACGACTATGCACTACTGCGGCAATCGCTTGTATTGTCTTCCCTAATCCCATCTCGTCACCCAGCATGGCACGACCTCGCTTCGCTAGGTACGAAACTCCTGCCTTTTGGAAAGGTCGCAACTCTCCCCCTAGCCCTTCTACCTCAACGATTGAGTCATCCGCTTTCGACTCTTGGTAGATTTCTTTCTTCTTCTCATCCTCTTCTGCGATTTTTTCTCGGAGGTCGCTAAGGTAATTTCGGACTGATATATGTTGCTTGAAATCGTGGGCTTTCAAAAACTCCTCTAACGCCTTGATCGCTTGCTCGTTTATTGATCCGTATTTTCGGATCATGACGACCCACGCTTGCTTGCCCTTGTCGTACCGCCTGTTGCCTTGCGGTATCGTGTCCTTGATGCTTGCTATAAGCTCCGCATCATACGGGAATAAGACTACGACTTCGGCGTTGTCGAGGTAGCATAGATTCATGATCCATTGTTCGGGGGTTTTTTCATTTCGGGAAGGATGTCGAAAATCGTCATTTGCCTTCTTCCTGCAAGGCGGTGATTGCGGTCTTCGTCAGACTCCCACTTGAATGAAATTAAATCAAAAGTTTGTCCTGCGTTGACTTTGCTTTTTATTCCTTGTGCTGTCACAAATCCTCGGTTGAGTTCTTCGTGTGGTATAGTCATCGTTTCGGCTGTCTCGCCCTCGCTGTTTACGAACAGGAATTTTATTCCGTTACCCTCCGCTTTGATGCGGTCAAAAAGGTACGACCTTATCTCTGCTTGATTGTTGTATCGTTTCTTTATTTTAACTTCTTTGTTCATGTCGTTTCGTTTAGGAAAAGAGGGGGGCAGGAATAAACCTCCCCCCCTCAGAAATGCTCCACCTTCTACCCCAAAAAGGTGGATGCAAATTTCGTTTTAGTTGTTCCACGTATTGGTTGGCAACTCCATAATTTGTCCACCGATCTCTTCAAGTTCCACCGCTCGGTCATAACTATCTGAGTTGTGGGCTAATCGGGTCACGCTATTCGCTACGCCCCACACGCTGTAATCTCCACCCTCGCACAGGTGCTGTAACATCGTCTGCCCTTCGTCTTCAGTTACGCCGAACTTGTTCCTTGTTATTTCTACTGCGGTGTCGGGGGATTCAACTTCGATGTTTGCGAGCTTGGCGTAGTTGTCGATGATGGCGTCGAACTTGGTTTGTTCGATGGTGGACTTAACGACATCTTGGACTTGCATCCAAAACGCTTTGTCAGTTTGTTTCTTCGTGTCCGTAGACATAAGTTCGTAAGCTAAGTCGCCGTTGCTCAAGTTGCGTCCGACATGGTATTTTCGGACACCCGAATCGGCTACCACCATTCCGTTCATGCAAACCAACCGCTCTATCCAAGGCTGTACCTTGAGGCTTGAAAGTCCGACTTCTGAGTTGCGTATTACTACCCCGCTCCTCACTACATCTCCTCGCTTGATTTCCCTTTCGATGCTAGGGAAAGATGCGTGTAGGTACAGGTGTGATTCCGTTAGTTGGCAAGACCTAACCTCCGCTCCTCTGTCGCTGATGAGCGGAAGGAGTTCATTGATTAAGTCGATGTTGTCTAACGGGCGGTATCTCTCGGAAAGAAACGCACGAGCAATCGGTTGCTCGAAATCGAGTGTGCGGATCATCCGCTTCGATGTTTCTGTGTGTAGCCAATGGTTTACATTTTGAGCCAGCAAGGACGGGGATGCGGATCGGCATCTGTCGTAATACTTTGCGGGGATGCCTACTCTCTCGCCAATTTGGCGATGGCAGGTCGGCGTGATTTCGAGGTTCATTCCCTCGATTTTACCGCCCTCTATTTGGAGCCTATCTCCGTCTGCTTGCATTCTCACGCAGTTGGTGTCGGCGATGTAGTCTCGTGTGACTCTTCCCGTCTCTTGGACGCGGCGAGCCAACTCTTGAATTGGGATTCCAGTTTTCATAGTTTCGTTTCGGTTGTGTTTGTGCAAAACATGCTTCTCCCCTCAAGGAGATTGGACACATCTTGCTCGAAACTTAACTTTGCCTTTTATTGTTTTTATTGTAAAGACATATTTCACCAAGAATCCATTACGCTTATCATGTCTGCCGCCGATATAACATAAGTAGTTCCAACCTTGTCCGACTTATAGGAAACGCCGTCCGTCAAGTTAAATAAATTTCGTAGCCGTTGCTCTTGTTCTTCTGTCTTGCATACCACCACTAACGCTGTGTTTGCTTCTCCGTGGATAGGTACAATGGGGTATTGCGGTTGCTCTTCGACCACCCCTACTTGCTCTGCCACTTGCTGGATAAATTCATCCTGCTTGAATCCTGTTAGCGACATATCGAATCCTTCCTCGAAATCGCCAAGTAATGACTTGACCAACTCCTTGTCGGTTGCCGAAAGCTCTGCGAGTTTGTTGTCCGCCAAAAGGTCAGCCCGTTCCTCGTCTGCTGAGTCGTAATCTTGGAAGTCCACAGGAACTTCTTTCATTCCTGCTCGCTGTGCCGCCGACAACCTTCCGTGTCCTTTGACAACAAGACCGCTTCTGTTCGATACAACTATTGGAGCTCGCCACCCTGTTTCCTTCAATACCTTTGCGAGAAGCTCTATCTGTTGCTTCGGGTGTATGTTCGGGTTTTTCGGGTTGGGCTTTATGTCTTTTACGGCGACCAACTTGTCGTATTTGCAATGTACCTTCATGGGAACTTTAGTTCGTATGGTTCGGCGTTTCGGGAACGCCCTATGGTTTTTACTTTGAATACCACATTGGAACCGAATGCTGATCGTATCTCAGACCATGCTCTTTCGTTGTCTTCCTCTGTGCCTTGGCTGTATGTATCAACTCGGTGGATGCAGAACCTTGTGTCTATCCAAACTTTTCTATGGCGATGTGCGTTTAGTGCAGAAATCCAATGACCTGCTTTGCCTCCACACCCCACGAAGTTTAGCTTTCCTCCTGCGTTGATTCCAAACGCCCACGGAGGCACTACTCCTTTTGTTTCGATGGGTCGATGTGGGGTGTAATCCTTCGGTGCTTTATGGTGACTAAATCCGTAAAGGTAACACTCTGCTTGTCGAGCAGTATAGCAACATTGCTGTATGATGTCGTAGATTAAATCGGTGTCCGTGATATTGGGACTTGTTCCGTCCTTCGGAATCCATACTCGGCGTACTTGCGTTATGTCGTCAGCAAGTAAGAAGAAGTTTGGATATAGCTCTGATACAAACTGATGCTTTGCCTCCTCCGTGTCTAGGCACATAGGATGCGTCCTTATCTCCGCTTGGGGGTTGTGCTTCTTGTATTCCCCCTCTTGATCTAAGGGCACGATTATGGTCGCTCGTGGGGCGAGCTTCAATGTCAGAACTCTTCTCGCTCTGTTGCTTGAAAGACATATGATGTCCGTGTCCATTATTTTTGAGGCTTGAACATCTTCGGTTTGATGATGTCCTTTCTTCCGTAAACTACATTCGGGTCATCGCATATATAGCAAGGACCATGCCCGACTTCGGGGCATGAGTGGGCAAAACCTTCCTTGCATTTGGAACATCCTGCCATGGAAGAGATAGTTAAAAATAAGATTACTTTTGTCATTATTTCTTATGGTCTTCTGAAAGTATTTTAGGGACTGCGTTTTTCCATAAAATTTTGTGGTGGATTCTTTTGTGGTTCTTTCCAATTACGCTTAATCTTACGCAGGATGGATTATACATTATGCTAAAGAATGATTTAACATGAGTTCCGTAATCTTGGTAAAGATCGGTCAAGCCACCTGTCTCCTGCTGTGTTCCCATTTGATCAATCGCCAACTGCGGAATTGTAAAGAATAAATATCCTCTGCTTCCAAGGTTCACATAGGTTGTCACATCTTCATTCATTCTCCCCATAAACTTGAATGGTCTTTTGGTGCTACACAGGAAGCTATTCATTGATTTGCGTCCCAATGTTTTATTCTTAGCTAGGCTTGAATTTTCTCCACCTACAAAATCACCGCCTTGCGCAAATGCTAGTGTAGTTATTTGCTCCGAGCTTTTCATTAGCTTGAGCATGCTCTCCATGACCTTACCTAAAGTCCTGCAATTCTTTGTAGTGTTGTAGTTATCGTTCTCGTCCATGCGAAACCTAAAGCCATCATAGTCATCGCACATAATCATGTAATAATCTAGATTCCGTTCCTTCGCTAAATCACGAATTTTATTAGACGAGTACAGTGTACTTCTTAAGTCGCCCGTGTTGTCTCCTGCATCTAATCCTTTTCTAGATTCCTCCTTGTCAAAAATTATCAATTCATTTCCGTGTTTGGAAAGTAGTGGGTTCCATATTTTTTTATACTCGCCTATACTCTCGTCCAAGTTGTCTCCGACTAGATAGATTTTTCCTGTGTAGCCGTTTCTTCTCAGAGTCCTGTAAGTCCAATCCTTTTTGGGTCTTCCGTGTACCATTATAAATATGGCAAACCCCTCAAATTTATTCTTCTTCATCTTCTATGTACAGCGGAACAGGATTTGCACCTGTTGGTGTTTCTGCGAAATACTTTCTCATGTCTTCGGAGAATGACCCAAAGCCTTTTTCTATGGCTTTATCAAAGTCTATAACAACTAGTGCAGAATCTTCCATATGCTCCTGTGCTTCCTGTTCTTGATGTGCATAGTATTCGGCTATCTTTTCATAATTGAATACGATATGCCTTGAGGCACTTATTTTTAAAAACTCTTTTTGCTCTTCCGTAAGATTACTCTTTTCTATTTCTGAAACCAAAGACTTATATTTTTCCGCTTCATACAATTCTTCTATGTTCGGCTTGTCTCCTTTTATCTCGTAGTTGGGAGCTTTTATTTTTTTCGTGTACTCAATGTCCAAGTAGCCACCTTCCTTTTCGGCTTCTTCGCTGACACCATTGAGTAGTTGGTCGATGTCCTGTTCTTCAAAGCCTGTTAAGTCTATGTCGAAGTCTACCTTCTCAAGCTCTCCTATCAAATCGAGAAGGGTGTCAGAATCCATTTCGCTTAGTTCTGCAATCCGATTGTCGGCAATCATGTCTGCATACTCTTCTGCGTCTGATTCATATTCTTGAACATCTACAGGTACTTCTTTTAATCCTGCCTTGATTGATGCCTG